ATATCATCTTATATATTGCGTTCCATCAGGGGCGCATATTCTTAATTCTTGTAAAGCCCCTTAACTTAGCCAGTGAAGGGGCTTTAATTATGCTTATTTTCTACACCGTAAATCCCGAACCAGTATCTTTTCCAAAGTCATATATCCTCAAAGTTTTCAAGGATATAAATGATGAATCTCAATGTGTCAAAACCCTTTGTTTTCCTATTTCTTATCCAGCTTTAAAACACAAAGCTGAAAACGCTGCAAACGAATGCGGAAGACTTTTAGTAAGGGAATTGATGAATGATGAATTTAGCCGTGAAAGCTTGGGAAGATAAAGCCGTGGCGGTGGGCGCAGACATGGCGGCCGCGCCAGCGGACGGCAAGGCTGCGACAAACGCCGAAGGCTGCCCCCCTAGGCTAATAGGGGGGGAGCAAAATAAAACCCCTAATCCGAAGGGTGCGGAAAAATCGGAAAACCAAGACTTTGAATTTGAATATTTCAGCCATTTCGTATCGGATGGAAAAGGCAAATTCATCGAAATACCGTTAAGAAGAGGAAGGGATGACGGTGCATTTATTGACCAAATCACTTTCACAATACATGAAGACAGTTTGCCCAAAGTAACAGGTAAAGGATTGGTATCAGATACAGAATTCGTTGTGAAGTATAGCGAGCTGTTAGAAGAAATTTTAGGTTTTGGCATTACCCAAAAATTACCGTTTAAAGGAAAGTTTTTCTATAAAAGCTGTTACCAACTAGGCCCGGATAACGTCGAATACGGAAAAGTTCATTACGGCGGTCAGAGAGAAACAATGCTGGTTGAATTGAATGGTACAGGTTGTCAGGCTGCTATACCCGGTTGGGAAAATCGACTGTATGAGTTTTTAAGTAAGTGCATACGTCCAAAAATTACCCGTGTTGATGTGGCCCATGATTTTTTTAACGGCGAATACACACCCGATCAAGCATTACTTGATCATGACAACGGTCATTTTGACGTTCATAACATGAGGCCAAAAAGCGAATGCCGCGGTACTGCATGGCGCAATGATGATGGTAGCGGCAAAACATTTTATGTAGGTAAACGCGGCAATTCTAAATTTACCCGTGTTTATGAGAAAGGAAAACAATTTGGCGATGTCAACAGTCCTTGGGTCAGGTTTGAAACTGAATTTCGGGCAGGCGATATAGAAATCCCCTTAGATGTTTTGCTTTATTCCGGTTCGTATCTTGGTGGTGCTTACCCGATATGTTCGGCGATATTTAAAACAGAAGCTAAGCGGATGGATGCCAAGACAGAAACAGTAAATTTGTCTTTCGATCACAAACTGTTCCATGCGCGTAATCAGGTTGGAAAAATGGTTAATTTCCTTCGCGATATAGGCTGGGATGATACAAAAATCGTCGATGAACTTGTAAAAGGCATTGAAGGTTATCCCAAAGGGTTACAGCCTGAACAATATGATTGTCGAGATCAAACACAAAAGATTCAGTATATACACGAAGAGCAAAAAGCAATTGATGATTTGAATATGCAAACATTACTTGATGATTTGCTTGATGAGAAAGAAACCGCATTCCCACAAGACAGGGAAAAACAACACATTCGAGACATTGAACTCGAAGAGAAAATTATTTCAAATTTTTTAAACAAGTAAAGGAAATTCAAAATGTTTGAGCAAAGCCAAGTAACCACGTATTCAGCAACCCTGTTGGGTGCAAAACAATTTAAAGGCGAAATCGACGGTAACAAAATCGATTCTTGCACAGTTTTGGTAGCCAGCCCAATGCCGTCAAACGGAAATGCTGTGGGCTTTACCGCAGCAAGCATGAAATTTGGCGATAGCCATAATTTCGACAAGCTGAAAAATCTTAAATTCCCATGCGCGGTTGATGTAACCGTAGCGATGGAATCAACAGGTAAAGGCCTTGTTCCTAAATTGCTTGATTTCCAAGTTAAAGGCGCAGCGCCCAAAGCCTAAGAAAGGCTGAATCATGAGTAAGTATCAGCAAAAATTTATTGTTCAAGAACTGGAAAACCATGAGTTCATCTATCCCGATCCATTCGGCGATATTGGCTTTACGCCTAACATTAAATCTGCCGGTCAGTATGAAAGCTATGAAGACGCTTTCAGTTCGGCGATTGAAGAAATCGGCGGCGAATTTTTAATTTTCAGTTTTTATACAAAAGAAGATTAAGTTTAAGAGGCTCGGCGGGCGGTCTCTAAAACCTTCACATAGCCCGCAAACACATTTTTTTAAACATTTCGTTAAGGAAAACATCATGAAATTGATGAACACTTGCCGTAAATACGGCGCAAAACTGGCCGTTGTTGCCGCAGCTCCATTGGCTTTTGCTACTCAAGCATGGGCCGAAGTACCTGAAAGCGTGAAAACCGATTTGGCTACTGCAAAGACTGACGCATTATCTGTTGCGGCCATCGTACTGGGTATTATCGCTTCAATCTTCGCTATCCAGCTGATCCGCCGCGTATTGCGCTAATTTGAAGCATATTTCAGACGACCCCTTAAAGGTCGTCTGAATACTAATTGACATGAGAATTTAAACAATGGGCTACCAAGTCGGAAATAATTGTTACGCAACCCGTCAGGATGCCGAAAACGTCTATTTCAGTTTAGTGCCTCCCAAAATTGGCGATGACGGAAAGCTATATCAGCTTAATTTTACTAAGTTTGGCTGGAAATATGGGGAGCAGATTTTAAAAGCTGAATTGCCAGAATGTAACCCAATAGACAGCATGAAGGACGGTTCGTATATAGGCTGGTCAGTAGTTGCCATCATGGCAGCGGTTTGGGGTATTAGGTTGATATGGCAGAAATTGAGATAGAACCATGATGGATTTTTATTTTTATCTTGGTGTGTTTATTCCGGTCGTGGTGGGCTGGATGATTTTTAAATGACGTGGCTATATAATCTAACTTTCAGCAATCATTACGAAAGTTAGTATTATGTTTTATATTTCAGAAGAAGAATTGAGATTCAAAAAAGACACGAATCCAGATTATTTAAATGAAAAATTGTGTCATGTTTTTATAGCTGAAATGTTCAAACTTAAAGAAATATATCCAATTTCTGATTTTAAGAACATGGTCAAAAGTGCAGCTCAATATTTCTTAAATCGAACATATCTTGATGATATGTTAGTTTTTTTTGAAGATGGCTCGTTTTTAAAATTTCAGTTTTTAGAACATGGCTTTGAATGCAAAGAGTTCTATGATGGGCAAATTTCTACGGCTTATTATTATGGCCGTTATTCTATTAGGATTTAATTTTAAAGTTCATGCTGAATTAGTTGTTGAATCAAATGGTAGAGTACGTGTTTCGACTGGCGGTTTTAATCAAAATGGCGTTAGAACTTGGCGGTATTTAGATAATGGTCGTGGTGGCATGGGTGGGAATATGTTTTATCATGAAAATTCCAGTAAATCCTTAGCTGTCCGTGATGTATCAACAGGCTTTAGATCTGCCTCAACTGTCCCCGTAACGTTAGAAGCTAGAGTATCCCGAAAAGCCGTCCTTTCAGGCGCATTTAACCTGGTAAAAAGAGGCGCTGCATTAGGAACACGTTTAAGTGGTTGGGGTACAGCTGCCTATTTTGCCTATGAAGCATATCAAGCTGTTAATCCGTCTTTAGAATCGGCAGGCTATGAATACAGTCAAGAACAAGGCGAATTTATAAAAGGCTATCCTGATGCTTTATGTTTAAAAGACCGTGCTGTTAATTCGTGTGTAGGTATTGATTCATCAATTATTAAAGCAAAAAACAAAGGCGGGCAAAGTGCTAAAGAAGCTGAAGAATTAATGAGAATGCTTGTCGAAAAAGATTTTCAAAAAACATCAAAAATAATTATAGAAGACAGGTACAAAGGAGCATATTTCCAATTTTGTTTTTTTATTGGTTCAGGCGTTTCATGTCAAATTAGCACTGGTACGCGATTTTGGTATGGTTCAAAAAATGGACTACATAGTGAAACTTTGACAGAAGAAAAATTCCTTGAAATCGCTACCCCATCTATTGATGGAAACCCAACGCCCTTTGTAGAAGGCACTGGCAAACCCGAATATAAAGAAAACATAAAAGTACCTGCCGGTACAGTTGTAACCATTGGCCCTGTCACTCCCGAAAACGGCAAGCCGGTGCAAATTACCATTACCTTCGGTCAAGATTCAAACGGCAATACAACGGCAAATGTCGCAACAACACAGCGTCCTGATTTGACACCGGGCGGATCTGAAGCACCCAATACAAAGCCTGATTCAGATCCTGCGCCTAATCCTGATGGAAAGCCCGATAAAAAACCTGATGATAAGCCTGATAAACGTCCAGATGATAAACCTGATCCGGATGATGATCCATCTGATAAAGATAAAAGAAAAGAAGATAAAAAAGATGACAAGAAAGAAGAATCCAAAGGGTTACTATGTAATATTTTCCCTGACATATTAGCTTGTTCAGAAAAAGGCGATGTAGAGGAACAAGAAGAACCTTTCAAAATTCCTCATACAAATAACGATACAACATTTAGCCCAGATTTCTTCCTACCCGATAATGGTGTTTGCCCTGCTCCACGAACTGCAACCTATTTGGGCATAACCATGGAATTTAAATATGACATGATTTGTAATTTTGCCGAAATGATCCGATTCCTTGTGATTGGTATCGCTGCGGTAGCAGCAGCATATATCATGTTTTCAAGTAGAAAGGACTAAAGCATGAAAGCTGCGTTTTTCGCCATATTACAAAG